CCTCAGCCATTGATGCCTACTTATGAAGAGAAAGGTGTTGTAAACTGGAGTGATCTATAATGGATGTACGTTTACCTAATGGTACTGTCATTAGAGGTATCCCAGAAGGTACGTCTAAAGAAGAAATCCAAGCTAAAGCAATTGCTAAAGGATTAGCTACAGAATCAGACTTTGGCGCACTTAAGCAAGACTCGGGATTCTCCCTAGAAGGTGCCATTGAAGATATCGCTCCGGGATTCCTAAAGAGTGCTGAACGTATTGCTCCTGCACTTAAAGAAGCTGCTCCAGAGCCATCGACTGTTGGTGGTATGGTTGGTGCAGGTGTTGGCACTATGGTCGGTGGTTTACCCGGTGGTGTCATAGGTAGTGGCTTAGGTACTTCTGCAGGTGAGTTAATTGAACGTGCAATGAAGCCGGGTGATCTCACCATTGAAGATTATGTCGATTCAGGCATTGAAGGTGCAGTTGCCGCAGGTATTGACTTAGCAACATTAGGTTTAGGTACTGTTGCGGGTACAGGTTTACGTAAGGCAGGTGGAGCAATCCTTGAGCGTTCACCTCAGCTACGTCAGATCCTTGAGGGTTACAAAGCTGCTAATGTTCCTGCTTCTCAAGCATTCCAAGAGATTGCAGAAGTAGGTTCTGAAGAAGCTATGAAGCGTTCTCAGCAGTTCCTAAGTGAGCGTGGTGCTACTCTTACTGCAGCCCAGTTCCCTAATGCAACTAAAGCAGAAAGCATTAAGGAAGCCATTGGTCGCTCAGGTTTTCTAGCGGGTCGTAATTTTAATGAGAATGCTGCTCGTGTAAACAAAGCAGTCAATGATGAGTTTAATAAGTTATTTTCATTCAGTGAGTCTGTTGATCAAAGTACTTTAGGTTCATCCCTTAATTCAATTATACAGACTGGTAAAGATCAATTAGGCATGACATATAAACAAGGTATGTCTGAAGTAACTCAAAGTCTTGGTAAGAAGCAAGTAAGTGGTAAACCTGCAGCAGGATACCTTAAGGAGTTTTTAGAACCTTTTAAGGACGAACGCACTGTTGAAGTATTTAATAATGGTGTTAAGAAACTGAAGAAGGAAGATTTCTACTCATTACATCCAAAGACTAAAGAAGTTATCGAAAAGTCTATTGCAGACTTAGATAAGACTGTAAATATGGATACCAAGACTTTACTTAATATGCAAAGTCTGGTAATGGATGAGATTAAAGAGATTGGTACTTTCGGTACACCGGGTTATAATAGTACAGCTTCAGTAGAGCTAGCTAAATTTTCCAAGGCATATCGTGAAGCAATCCAACGTACTTTACAATCTGTAGATCCTAAAGCAGCTAATAAACTTAAGCAAATCAATAAGACTTACTCTGAAGGTTTAGGTAACCTGTTCCCACCTATCAATGAAACATTCGTTAAGAAAGCAGGTAAGGAAGGTTTTCAAAGCTTAGGTAAATTATTGACAAGCCAAGGTCAGGTAGATAACGCTAAAGCTTTAATGAACTCAGTTCGTACAGCTTACGCTAAGGTGCTACATGAGGTTCCTAAAGGATCAACAGAATACGCTAGATTGCCTTATAAGACTCCTGCAGAAGCAGTAGATGCTATTCGCTCGAGCTACATTAAGGAACTTATGCCTACCGTAGGTGATGAAGTTATTGACATCACAACCTATGCTAATCTAGCGCAACGTTTCCAGAACAAGAATATGCAAGCTAAAGCTAAAGAAGTCTTGGGTGATAAGTTCGTGCCTTTCATGGATCTTTTGAACACTATTAGTGCGGCTTCTAAGACACCTGAGGGTGCTATTCCTTCATTATTTATACGTTCTAAGGAATATGCAGCACTTCAAGGCAAAGATGTCTCAGGTGCTCCTTTGGCAAAAGCAGGTGCAGCATTATCAATCTTTGGTATTCCTGAGATTCTCGCTAAGGGTGCTACTAACCCTAAGCACGTTAATCGAATCAAAGGTTTCGCTAAGTCAAAGTTTGACTCTGCTGAGGAAGCATTTCAGAAATTCTCTATCATCGCCAACGATATTATGGCACCAGAAATTGAACAATTAGGAACAAACGTAGGTAATATTTTAGGAGCTAACGAACAATGAACAATCTAGGACTAATGCAGCTTTTAGGTGCTGACCTTGGCATGGGCATGCAACCTGCAATGCGTGGTGGTGTTCCTGCTGTAGGTCTTAACCAAGGTGGTCCTTATTTCCCACCTAATGTTGGTATGCAGTACTCAATGCCACCTGTGAGCCGCCTAGGTGCTCTCATGGGTTCCCCTTACGGATACGGTATAGGTTCTATGGGTATGCTCAATCAACTGCTTCAGAAGCAATTTGATGACAAAATGAAGGCTAATGAGGATCCTATGCTTGAATGGATTCTTAACGAGAGAGCAGTCACCAGACGCCCTAAGAGCCTTATGGACATGATTCTGGATGAGTCCTACCAGTAAGCATAAAAACCCCCTCTAGGAGCTTCCTACGGCTCCTGAGGGGGCTAAATCAGCTAGGTTTTACTACTAGCTGCTTGAGTAGCTCCTGTAGCATCCTTGCTCCAGTTTTCCACTCAAATCGCCTGAATTCCCTATCTATCTCATAGAGTTTCAGGATGATGTCATCACGGCTCATACCCACAGCTCTCCTTTCAAAGTGCCCGCCTTGGCATATTCTGTGGATCTCTTCTCAAAGAAGTTATCGTGTGACACACCGTTGAGAATCCAATCTAGCCACTCCAATGGATTTTCTTTCACTCCGTAGTTAGGCTTCAGTCCTAGCTGAAGTAGACGACGATCAGCAATGTAACGAATATATTGCTTCACTTCCTCTGCAGTCAATCCTTGAATACCTCCCTGCTCGAATGCTAGGTCAATGAAGTGATCTTCTAGATCTACCATCTCACGACAGATGCTATACAATTCCTTCTTAAAGTCATCTGTCCACACCCAAGGATTCTCCTTGATGAATTCACGGAATAACCATGTCATTGCTTCTACGTGAAGCGACTCATCCCTGATTGACCATTCCACAATTGTAGTCATTCCTTTCATCTTGTTGAATCTCGCAAAATTCATTAAAATTGCGAAGCTTGAGAACAATTGCAACCCTTCGGTGAACCCTGAATAAACCGCAAGGGATTTTGCAATTGATTGAAGATGCTCGTAAGACACAAATTCTTCATCATTTCCGTCAGTTTCAATTTTAAACTGCGTGATGAAGTTATGCTTATTCTGCATTTCTTCAAATGAGTGAAACGCCTGATATTCCGCTTCAGGCATACCTACAGTATCAAGCAACAGGCTATAAGCGTGTTGATGAACTGACTCCATGTTAGAGAATGCACCCATCATCATCCTCAACTCAGGTAATTTAAAGACAGGCATATATTTCTCTACATATGCTTTGCCTACGTCCACATCTCCCTGTGTAAAGAATCTAAAGATCTGAGTCAATAGATTCTTCTCTTCTTTTGATAACTTATGATGCCAATCTGAAACGTCTGTATGCAGAGGAACTTCATCTGGTAGCCAGTGCATCTTCTGCTGTTGGTCGTAAAAGTTAAAAGCTGTTGGATAGCTAAATGGTTTGTAATAATCTCTGGTTCCAAGTAACTCAGACATAATAATAATCCTCAAATGTTTCAGTACGGCAACGATAACTAATTGTTGTTTGCGGTGCCTTATGTGCTTCTGCAGCTTTAGTGATGGAAATGAACTTACCCAGAGGAGTTACTACTGCTTTCTGGGTAGCCTCAACAGCCTTCTTTGAAACTTCTTTCATTGTCTGTTTGTGGCTTTCAGTATATTCTCTATTGTACCTAGGTTGTTCTTTCTGAATCAAACGTTTTTCTAAACTTTTAGCGTCATCTTCAGATAACTTTTGTTCTAACAACACAACAAAACTAGCATCTCCTTCGGCGTAACGTTCATTCATAAAATCTTTATGTTCTTGGTTACGTCTACAACCAGTTACCCAAGCCCTGTCGTTCCTTCCTAGCCCAATATAGACGATTTCATCTTCGTCCATATGGGCATACACATAAAACTTTGTCATGCTTGACACGCCAGACATTCGTCATCGCTAAGGTACATTCTTTCAACCTTACCGCTCAAGTTCTCTGCACGTCGTGCCGGAGCTGAACGTACATAGTACAATGTCTTCATACCTTTCTTCCAAGCACGGACATGGAGGTGGGAGAAGTCCTTAATGTCCATCCCTTGCGGTATAAACAAGTTAATTGATTGTGATTGACAAATGAAAGGCTGTCGATCTGCTGCATGATCCACGATCCAACGTTGGTCGATTTCATCGGCAGTCTTGAAGACATCTCGTTCATAGTCATCTAATTCCTTAAGGTGTTGTACTGATCCACCATTGGTGGTAATTGATTTCCAAGTTTCTTTGTCGTTTATCCCTTTCTCTTCCAGAAGTTCCTCAAGGTACTTGTTTTTGACGAAGTAGGAACCGGATAGTGTCTTATGTGTAAAAGCATTTGCTTTCCAAGGCTCAACACTAGGACTGGTATTAACAACAATACTACTAGAGGCGTTAGGAGCAACAGAAAGCAGATGAGCATTACGCTTGCCACTACCAAGAATATCTGGTGCTTCACCCCGAAGTGCTGCAAGGGATCTTGTCGCTTCAAGTGCTAACTCCTTAATGTGTTTGAAGATGTTTAAGTTAAGTGATTTAGCAATGGCAGACTCAAAGGGAATCCTCTTGCTCTGTAGTAGCGAATGGAAGCCTAATGTGCCTAAGCCAATTGAGCGTTCCATAGAAGCACTTAGGACTGCCTTAGGCATATTCTGTGCATTCTGGATGAAGTAGTCTAGTACGTTGTCTAAGTACTCAATGACGTCCTTGATGAAGAACTGATCATCCTTCCACTCATCCCACTTCTCAAGATTGAGAGATGCAAGACAACAAACTGCTGTACGCTCGCTGTTGGTTGGTAATGTAATTTCAGAACATAGGTTGCTCTGGTTTACACGCAAGCCTTGCTTACGTTGCTCCTCTGGTAACGCTCGGTTACTAGCGTCAATGAAGTGCAAGTATGGTTCGCCAGTAGACGCACGTAGCTCTAGGATCTTCTGCCACAAAGCTTTAACACTTACAGTCTCGGTGATACGTCCACTGTTGGGGTCAATGAGATCCCATAGAGGGTCGCCTCCGTTAAGTGCTTCTTCCACAAACTCCATGAAAATGTCAGGAATGTTAATACCATGATGAAGATTAAGAGATTTGCGGTTAGCATCGCCACCAGTTGGTTTTCGGATTTCCAGAAACTCCATAATCTCTGGATGTGAGATATCCATGTACGCAGCGTAAGACCCACGACGTGTTTTGCCCTGATTAAACGCAAGCATCTGCGAATCAACCACGTGGATAAACGGGATTGATCCGGTCGATTGACTGCCATTAGAAGTCTTAGCACCATCAGATCTAACGTGTCCCCAGTAACCTCCAATACCACCACCACTGGAGGCGAGCCATATATTCTCATTATAGTGATCACCTAAGCCCTCCCGTGAATCAGGTACGTAGTTCAGGAAGCACGAAATAGGTAAACCTACACGACGATCCTCAAAGGCGTCAGTGTCGAATCGACCCCAAGTGTCATACTTACGTTGTGGAGCATTGGACAACGTAGGTGTTGCCAAGGTCATCCAATGTTTCTCAAAGGTGTAGTCATACATACGATCAGCATGACTCTGATTGCTTGCGAAAGCCGAGGCTGCACGAGCGAATGCTTGAGAGATACTTGCATCACCGTCCTGCAAATAACGGTCTTCAAGAGTATCTTTAGCGAATTGTGTTAGTTCTGCCATCTTGTTCTCAAATGTTCTAGTTGTTGTTTATCTTCTTCGGTCAATTTCAGGGTTCCTTTGCAGGAGTCAAATGACCAATTCAGACCTAACGGGTTTAAGTAGGAATCAGACCACAAGATACACGCTGCTTCGGTGTACCTCATGGCTGATTTGGAAGTGAAGATCCCAATGATCTCCTTAGATGCTATTAGCTCTGGGTTTTCCTTAATGGTCTTGGATGTAGAATTATAATCTCTCCAAGGTGTTTCATATCCTTTTGCAGTCCAGAACTGCTTACGACCGATGTAATAGCGACCATCGGTTAGTTTGATCTCGTAGATGAATCCTAGGAACTCATCTAGTCGATCCTCAAAGTCTTCAATTAGGCTTGCGTTGACCCACTCCATATTCAATCTCCAGAAGCATATTCATGTAGTGCTGTGCCTTCTTAAGATCCTGAAGACCGTTCTTATCCTTGTAACGACAGATGTACTTGATTATGTTTCCTTGAATGAATGATAGATTGTTCTGGGTGATAAAGTCAATAGGTTGAATGTTCATCTTAGAGTAGTGATCACCACCTACTTGTGTTTGTCTTGCTTGACGACCTGCTTGATTCTTCGCTGCTACTTTATCGCAGACTTCACGATATGTTAGTTCCTTTTCCAATATCCTATTCCCCATCTTGACATTTCGTAAAACTCATCTAGCTTTAGACCTTTATGCTTACTTTTATTTAACAGTAGTGATAAGTCTTTAGGTCGAGTCAGCATCATTCTTTGTAGAGTAAACCTATTCATTGTCAAACAACTCCTTAAGCTCCTCTAGGTGATCATCAATCTTATCTGAGAAACGATCAATGATGTCCTCAGGTTCAATCTCTAGGATGTCACAAAGGAGACAAACATCAACATACTTCAGACATTCATCAGTGAACATTTTCTCCACCCTCTGAAGTTACGACAGGAATATCAAATGCACCGTCTTCATACTCAAGTTCTTCCTCAGAAAGATAAGGACGCTCAAGGGCTGCTGCGAAGAGCATTAGATCTGCCGTAAGTTCCT